GTATGTTACATTTTTTATTTGAGAAAATAAATTTTTAAGTTCTTTAAAATTTGGTAATAAAATTACACAAATAGTAATTATAAATAAAACAAAACATGTAGTAAATATAGTATTATATTCTATTTGCTGCACTGATTTATTTTCATTACTAGAAAATGGATTTGGTATTTTAAATATAACAGCAAATAAAATAATTATTAGTATTACAATTGTAATTATTAATGGTATTGCAATAGAATTATTCATATATTACTATAACACAATATTATTTCGTATATATTTTAATGCTCAATTTATTAAATTAAGTTAAAGTTATTGTAATATATTATTTTACATATTTTCACTTGCGGTTTTTCTACCATGACAGTTACGACATAATGCGATTAAATTTTGAACATCATTACCGCCACCATATTCTAATCTTATTTTATGGTCTATTTCAAATGTATGGTCTAATTGTGATTTACAGTTGCCACATTTCCAGTCCTGATTTGATGCGACATATTTTTTCTTAGTTTCACTTACAGAACGTTTTGTCCCATTTTTTCCTGAGCTTGTTATTCTTTTGTCACTATTAAAAAAACCTGAACCCATATTTGGCGAAGATATATCATTGAATGATTCCATAAAACATTCATCATCTGTATCATTTTTTGATGTAAAATCAATAATAGGACTTAACATATCCATTGATGTTTTATCAATTGGCATAAATTTTACAAAGTTATTTGCGTATAATAATAGATTTCTTCCTTGATTAGGGTTTCTTTTTAATAATATATAAATACCCAGTCCAATAACAACATAAAAAATCATTTTATAGTATTTTTTAAATGATAATAACATTTTTGTATATTTACCATCTGTATAAGCATTATATACAAAGAATGCTGTTAATCCTAATACAAATATTTCTAATCTCATATATATTATTTAATATATATAAATTAATAATTAATAGTAATGTTTACATACTGGGTTTGTTATACATTTTTTTGCCATTCATGGCAGTCATGTGCTCACGCATCATCATATTAGAACCTGTGTTATAGTTTCCCATACCATAGCTTCCCATACCATAATTCATGTAACTCATAGGATTTGCCATTCCACCATACATATAATTTTTCATCATGCCACTGCTCATCATTCCTAATAATACTAAAAGAATGATTATGTATGGAATTAAAACTAAGAACCATGAAAGTGCCTTAAATCCTTTATCACATAACCATCCTAAAATAAAAGTCCATATAAACGCAAAAATAAGCTTTATAACTACAGCAACAACACCAAAACCATTAAACAAAGCAATAATACAAGCTATAACCGCAAGTACAAAATAAATTTTGGCGGGGGTACAAAGTTTACTAAACTCCTTGTTCATCATTATATACTATTATAAGATTTTTATTTTTTTTTATTGAATGACAAAAAAAATGGATTTTTAAATCTTTTTTGTTTAGGTCTACGTTTAAATGAAACAGAAGTTTTATTTGATTTTATAATGTGACTTTTATTTTTTTTTGTTTTTTTATTAATTCCTGCCGCATTTACTAAACTTGTTTTTATTGTACTAGATTTTTTTGAACTTATTTTTGTTGTTTCCGTTTGTCTATTTTTTTTATCATTTGTATTAATATAAATTAAATTACCTAAATAGTCAAAATCTAAATAAAGTTTTTTCATATCAATTGGTTCGTGTCTTGGTTTATATAAGTATTCGACAAATATAAATTTAAGTTGGTTAAATATTTTTAACTCGTTTTCAGATAGGTTTTTATAATTATTGTGTAATAATTCAAGCAAAGGAAAATAAACATTTATAAATCCCCATATATCAGCTATTTTAATAAACACAGTATCAAGATAATCTTTCAAATTAAGCATTCCATTTTCTCTAAATTTATCAAAATGTACTAATATGTTAACTATATAATTTACTATAAATTCCATTGTTATTTGGGTTTCAATTATTGCTGGTTTATTTTCAGTTGTGATTGTTGTTAAACTATTACTGAATAGAGAATACATTATTTCATTTATAAATTTATAATGTCCAGCACCTCTTTCTTTCATCCAAAAATTAATATAATCAATAACAAATGGTTTTAATTCTTCAGTATTTAGATTTCCACCATTTTCTAAAAAATTTGTGTATCTTTTTATAAAAGCTTCTGAAAATATAACTACCGAAAAAGGAACATTAAATTGTAATGGTCTATTAGTCCAAGATTTTGGAACCGACGAACTTTCAAGAGGCTTGTATTCAACAGATAATCCCCAATCAATTAATCTAGTTTTTAAATCTGAAGATGTATCATCTACCAAAACGTTAGAATCTTTTATATCACCGTGATATACATGTTTTTCATTCATAGGAATAATTCCATTTTTAAGTAAATTAATTAAACTTAAATGTAACTTATAAATTTTTTCAAATGAACCATCACTATATATATAATCATCTACTGGCAAACCACCGTTTGGAATGTTTAGTGACATTATTTCATCTAACTTTGAGTTAATATTTTTTCTTGTTATATTATCTTTAGGTAACGCCTTACATTTTTTAAATGCTTTTAGGTCATCCTTTGTTAATTTATTTGGTTTACATAAATTAATATCATAAATTAAATAAAAATTCTTGTAGTTCTTAATTTTATCAAGTTTTTCTTTTATGGAAACAATATCTTCATATTCTTCTGTAGCGTGTTTTTCTGTCATTAATTTTGTTATTTTACCTTTTGCTCTTTTTGTATCGCCTTGACATTTTAGCGCAGGATTAAATACACAACCATAACCTCCTGACGCTATTACATTTCCACCTTTTTTATTTTTCATTATAATTATATATATACTAGACATAATAATTTTATTTATCATATAAATAATAAATTGTTCCTGTTATTCCAAATATAATTCCAAAATATATTACTTTCTCTCTAATTTTATAATATTGAGATAATTTTTCATCTTGTGATTTATATTCATCGTAATATTTAACAAAGAACTCATTTAATGTTATTTTGGGTTTTTCAGTCTTTTCATTTATTTTATTATGAATAAAATGCATCCAACGAACAAAAGAATCTCTATTATCCAAATAAGGTGTTATAGGATATTTGTCTATTAATTTACTAAATTCACCAGAAATTTCTTCTACTGGAAGAAACAATGGTAAATTTTGAATAAATTCATAGTATTTCTTTTTTGTTACGGCATTTGGATGATGAGGATAAGTCATTGCTAATGTATGTAAAAAAAACCAGTAATGTGGTCCCCATACTTTCGGATCTAGATATACTGTTGGCATTAATATTTTATTTTATAAAAATAATTAGTATTAAACATACACTTTATGTGAAAATTGTATATAATTTTATAGGAGTAGGATTAGGGTTTTTTGTATTAATAAACTGATTTATACAATCTGATTGGTTAGCTGATTTATTTCTACAATAATTATACATTCTTGTTGAAGAACCTTTACCTCTTGTGCAACCTAAATTAATAGTCCCTGCTTCTATTGGTTCATTTGCGCCAATATTTGAATAAAAACTTCTGTTAAACATTCTTAAACCGGGCATTTTATATACTATTATTTTAAATTAATTTAATATTATTTAAATATAATTCTATAAATAATAATAAACATGAATAAAAATACAAATGTATGCAATAATTGTGGTAAACAAGGACATTCATTTCATCAGTGTAAATTGCCTATAACTAGTTATGGTATTGTAGTTTTTAAATCTAGTGACAAAGGTATTCAATTTCTTATGATAAGACGCAAAGATAGTTTTGGATATATAGATTTTATTAGAGGTAAGTATTCGCCGTATAATATTTATCAGTTACAAAATATTGTAAATGAAATGTCTTTATCGGAAAAAGAGAGAATTTTAACACAACAATTCGGTAGTTTATGGAATGAAATGTGGGGTGAAACCAATAATTCTCAATACAAAAATGAAGAGCAATCATCATCAAAAAAAATGGATATTATTAGAGCTGGTATTACTATAAATGGAGAAGTTATTACCTTAAAAGATATAGTAGATAAAAGTACAACTAATTGGATAGAAACAGAGTGGGAATTTCCAAAGGGAAGACGAAATTTTAAAGAAAAGGATTTAGATTGTGCATTAAGAGAATTTGAAGAAGAAACTGGTATATCATCTTCAAAAATTTCAATTATAGAAAATGTGTTACCGTTTGAGGAAATATTTATAGGAACAAATCATAAATCTTATAAACATAAATATTTTTTGGCATATATGAATGAAACAGAAGAATATCTTAATAATTTTCAAATAACAGAGGTAAGTAAGATAGAATGGAAAACATTAGATGGTTGTTTAGAAGCGATAAGACCATATAATTTAGAGAAAAAAGAATTAATAAAAAATATTAATAAAGTATTACAAGAATATAGATTATATTCATAATATATAATATATTATGTCTAATAACAAAAAATCACAAGAAAAAAAAACAAAAA